GAAGATCTGGCAGTATTAGGTAAGAGTGGAATCTATCGTATGTGTTATCATGAACTAACATCTGTTATGTGATACTTAGTAGCACGGGGGTTGACATCAGTTAGTCTCCGTGATATGATCAGGGGTGATATGACAGTTCCGTTGGTTTATGGGGGCGTATATAAAAACGGCATACTACCCTAACCTACAGAGGTGACAGATCGACCTTCATATATAATGCGAAAGATGAATTCATACTGCTAAAAAAAATTCCGCGTAAAAAATTCTAATGGAAAAGGTTTATCACATCTATGCAAAGGAAGAGTGTTTATATAACAATCTAAGTGAGGGACAATTTAATAAGACATGGGAAACCCTCAAGGGAATGGTTGGTCTAATGAAGACTGATTATGAACTTGAGGATTTGTCGTATGAGGAGTTAGTAAAAACCCCCATGGAGGGGCAGGAACATTCATACTAACTGTAAGATTAATATTGACATACTACATATTACACGTTATAATTGACTTGAAGGTTAATTCAACTTATGGCTAAAGGATTCACGGTTAAAGCAAAAGCACCCACGAAGAAAGCAGAAGAGTGGGACTATCAAGCAATCAAAGAAAGGATGAGAGGTAAGACTATTGTTTTCTGTCTACCTGGACGTGGATGTTCATTTACCTTTCTAAAGAACTTTGTACAACTGTGCTTTGATATGGTACAGAATGGAATGAGTATTCAGATTAGTCAAGACTACTCATCAATGGTTAATTTTGCCCGTTGTAAGGTTTTAGGTGCAAATGTATTGCGCGGTCCTAAGCAGATTCCTTGGGATGGTAAATTAGAATATGATTATCAGTTATGGATCGATAGTGATATTGTTTTTGACACTAATAAGTTTTGGCAACTATGTGACATGGCAATCAGTGAAGAAGGAGAAGAGAAAGAGATTGTAAGTGGTTGGTATGCAACTGAGGATGGTCACACAACTTCTGTCGCACACTGGTTAGAGGAGGATGACTTCCGTAAGAATGGTGGAGTGATGAATCATGAAACTGTTGATTCAATTGGTAAGCGTAAGAAACCATTCACTGTAGACTACACAGGTTTTGGATGGGTATTGATCAAGAAGGGAGTATTTGAGAATCTAGAGTATCCATGGTTTGCACCTAAGATGCAAGTCTTTGAGTCTGGTAGTGTTCAAGACATGTGTGGTGAGGATGTCTCATTCTGTTTAGATGCCAAAGAGGAAGGTATGGATATTTGGTGTGACCCTCGCATTCGCGTTGGTCATGAAAAGACTCGTGTAATTTAACTAGGAGATTATTATGGCAGTACGGAAATCATTATCAGGTACAGAGTTTGTGGAGTCACATCCGAAGAACACTCGTCAAGGGAATGGTAAGCATACAAAATACGCCGCGTCGTCTCGTAATGGGGCAAAGAAAAGATATCGCGGACAGGGTAAATAGTGTAGTTATATGAATACATCATGTCAGCACTTATATGTAATCTTCCATCTGTAGAAGTATGGGTTCGTAAAGAATATCTAACTGATCATCAAAGTGGTCATGGTGAATTTGTTAAAGGCGTCTGGGTATCGGCAAAGTCGATTCCTGGGCGCACTTTTTATTTTGAAACTTATTTACCTGAATATGCTGCAATGTACGATAAGTTACCTATCAGTGCATTTGTATCTGAACCTGAATTACCTGATCCTGATATGAGTTTACCTAATTTACAATTTTGGAATTGTATGGATTATGGTGTTGTATCAGTTACTAAGCAATTTATCGGTAGTATGGATTATGAATTATATACTCGTGACCATGGTATACAAAAAGGTACATATATTTGTACTTTAGACAACTATCATCAAGATCCTGAGGTCGTTGATTATGCAACAAGTGAAAATCCTGCTGAACATAAGTCACATAATCTAATTGAATTGAATAATGGACAGTATGCACTGTATCCAAACAATAGAATGCGGATTTTTGACAACAGTTTAACACCTGTTGAACCTAAAATGCCTGATTTTAAGGTATCAACTCAATATTATCAGGTTGAAAATGGTTTTGATCGACTTGGAATGGGTCGTGAAGACGAATATTTTTGGAAAACAGCAAAAGAACAAGAAAATTTACCAAAAAAGGAGAACAATGATGACTAATCATGATTTTTTAGACAATTTAGCAAACGATCAGCATCAAAAAATGCTAAGAGAGATTGCTAATGATGATCAAACTCCCAAAAAACGCGATTCTCGCAAAAATACTGAGATTTTTGAGACTGAAGAGGAGTATACTATTATTCCTTCTCAAACATTGAATGAATTTTAATTAAATGCCTTAATAAATAAGTTATAATCGCCGTATTTTTGTGCCTCTAGAAAGGGTAAGTCAAGGATTTAAGGATATTAGCATGTCATTTAAGGCAAATCCCTTAAATGATGACTTGATTGCACTTAAAAATGAAAATGCTATCTCCAGATCAATTCGTAATATTGTTTTTACAGTTCCTGGAGAAAAGTTTTTTCAAGAGGACTTTGGTTCTGATGTAAGTCAATCCTTATTTGAAAATATTGATGACATTTCTGCTTCAAACATAAGAGATCAAATTCAAAGATCAATTGTTAATTTTGAAGATAGAGTTAATTTAAGGGAAGTTAAAGTTCTTCCTGATTTTGATGGGAATGCATTTGATGTAATTATTAGATATGACATTGTTGGAGCTGACATCCCACCTCAAGAGTTACAATTCGTCTTGCAGTCAAATAGATAAAAATGCCACTCGCTAATTACACTAACTTAGATTTCGATCAAGTTAAGACAACACTTAAAGATTATCTTAAGTCAAATTCCAATTTTACGGATTATGACTTTGAAGGATCGAACCTTTCAACAATTCTTGATGTATTAGCATACAACACTTATATCTCCTCATACAACGCAAACATGGTTGCGAATGAGGTCTTCATTGATACTGCAACATTACGAGAAAATATTGTTGCTTTAGCAAGAAATATAGGGTATGTTCCTAGATCTAGGCAATCATCAAGAGCAACAGTTAGTTTTTTTGTAGATACAAGTAATATTTCACCTACCCCAGCAACAATTACCCTTCATAAAGGTATTGTAGCAACAACAACCGGCAGTTTTGGAAATCAATCTAAAACATTTTGTATTTTAGATGATATTTCAGTACCGGTATTCAATAATATAGCAAGTTTCAATGATATTTCAATTTATGAGGGAACTTTATTAAGTTCTAATTTTACATATAGCACTAGAATCCCTAATCAGAAGTTTATTTTACCAAATTCTGGTGTTGACACGTCCCTTATTTCGGTAACAGTAAAAAATAACGAAAATTCCTCTGCTTTAACAAAATACTCAAACCAAGATAGTTTATTTGATATTGGTGGAGAGTCAAAAGCATATTTTCTTCAAGAAATCTCTGATGAAAGATATGAGATTTTCTTTGGAGACAATATTTTTGGTAAAGCACTTGAAGAGGGTAATTACATTACTGCAAATTACATTGTATCAGATGGAGACTCTGGAAATGGTATTTCTTCCTTCCAGTTTTCAGGAAGATTAACGTATACAAGAAATGCACAGACATATACAGTTACATCGGGTATATCACTCCTAACAACCGGTTTAACGTCCTCTGGGGGCGATACAATCGAGTCTGTGGAGTCTATTCGTAGGTATGCCCCAAGAATCTATGCTGCTCAAAATAGAGCATTAACAGCAGGTGATTATGAAACATTAATTCCATCTAAAATTTATCCTGAAACTGAATCAATTTCTGTATTTGGTGGAGAAGAGTTAATTCCTCCTCAATATGGAAAAGTTTTTATTAGTATTAAACCTAGAACAGGTGATTTTCTTCCTAATCTTATAAAGCAAAATATAAAAAGTAAATTAAAGAAATTTGCTGTTGCAGGGATTGTTCCTGAAATACTTGATTTAAAATATCTGTATATTGAAGTAGATTCAAAAGTATACTTTAATACCAATAAAGCACAATCACCCGCATTTGTTTCCTCAACAGTACAAACAAATACTAATAAGTATGCAGAATCAACCGAACTAAACAAATATGGTGCAAGGTTTAAATATAGTAAGTTTTTAAAAATTGTTGATGATAGTCATGAAGCAATAACATCGAATATTACTACTCTTCGTATGAGAAGAGATTTAAGAGTTGTTCTAAATGGTTTTGCTGAATATCAAATTGGATTTGGTAATAAGTTTCAAGTAAAAGATCCTGATGGATTTAACATCAAAACCTCTGCATTTAAAATTGATGGAATTTCCCAAGATGTATACCTAGGAGATTTGCCAAGACCTAATAGAGAAACTGGAACTCTTTTCTTCTTTACTCTTCCTAATGTTGGATCACAATCACCATCAATAGTTAGAAGAAACGTTGGTTCGATTGATTATATAAATGGGGTTATTACAATTAATCCAGTAAATATTCAAGGTGGCATGGTAAAAGATGGGCAAACAATTATTGAGATCGAAGCAACTCCGAGTTCAAATGATGTTATTGGATTACAGGATCTTTATTTGCAACTAGATATAAGTAACAGTAATTTTGAAACTGTTGTGGATGAAATTTCTTCGGGATTAGATCCTGCAGGATCAAACTATATTGTAACTTCAAGTTATCCAAACGGTAATCTTGTAAGAGAAGGTGGTAGAGGATCTATTGTAAGAACCTCTACATCAACAACAACAAGTGCTAGACCGACTACAACAACCACAACAACATCTGTACCTTCAACTACCGTTAGTACCTCTGGATCATCAACAGGTGGATCTGGATCGGGCGGCGGAAGCGGTTACTAATCAAATAAGGATAAAATGTCAGAGAAAAGAATTAAAATCAATTCCATTGTTAAAAATCAAGTTCCTCAATATGTAAGAGAGGACTATCCTTTAGTAACCGAATTTTTAAAACAATATTATATCGCGCAAGAATATCAAGGAGCTCCTCTTGATTTACTTCAAAATATTGATAAGTACGTCAAAATAGATGAGACAACAAACTTATCAACGTCTGTTGGATTAAGTACAGTTCTTAATTCATTTGAAAATGTTATAAGTATTGATCTTTCTAAAGACCCTGCTGGAACTGATGGGTTTCCTGATTCCTACGGTCTTTTGAAGATTGATGATGAAATCATTACATACACTGGAAAAACAAGATCCTCATTTACAGGATGTGTAAGAGGTTTTAGTGGTATTACATCATATACATCTCCTTCAAATCCTGAGCAATTAGTTTTTGATACAAGTGTTGGTGTTGCACATACTTTTGGATCTAGAGTTGAAAATTTATCAAATTTATTTTTAAGAGAGTTTTTAACTAAAACAAAATCTCAAATTTTACCAGGACTCGAAGAACGTTCATTTAATGAAAGTTTGAATCAAAATGTTTTTCTTAAAAATTCAAAAGATTTTTATCTGAGTAAAGGAACTGATAGATCTTATGAAATATTATTCAAAGCACTTTACGCAGAAAATGTCAAAATTGTAAGACCTGGTGAATTTTTATTCACTCCTTCAAATGCTCAATATAATGTAACTAATGATTTGGTAGTAGAACCAATTAAAGGTGATCCAGTCAACCTTGAGTTGATGACTCTTTTTCAAGATGCATATGATGATCAAGAAAGAGCGTATGCCCCTATTTCTAATGTTGAAACAATAATCACTGGTACAGGTCAAACATTTTATAGATTAAGTGTAGATGCTGGATCTAATAAAGATATTCGAGTAGATGGATCAATATATGGAGCATTTGGGGTTCAACCAAAAACAAGACTGATTGGTAACGCTGGAATTGGTCTGACTGTACTTGATGTTGATTCAACTATCGGATTTGCAACTAGTGGAACATTATTTGTTACATTTAATGATACTTCAACAGGTATAGTTTCATATACCTCAAAATCAAACAATCAATTTTTTGATGTTGACGGAGTAAGTAAACCTATTCTTGATTCTACTATTGTAGGAGTGAATACATTTGCTTATGGAAGGTCAAAAACTAATTTTGATGAAACTATTGAAGTAAGAATAAGTAATGTAATTGCCGATTGCGAGCATCCAAATACGTATCATCAAGGGGTTGATGATACTATTTTAATCAAAACCTTAGGTATTGGTAATACTACATTTAAATATAGAAATTGGTATTACAACACTGCACCTTCATATGATATTGCATCTTTTACGTTAATAGATTCATCAGACAACACATATCGTCTGTATCTCAATAAGGATCATTATCTTAAAGTTGGTGATAGAATAACTTTAAGTGGAAATGTTTCGGGTGATAAACCATTATCTACGGTAACTAAAATTATTACAGAAAGATCTGTATTGGTAAAAGGGCAGGGAGAGTTAAATAGCACGGAAAATTTTATTGCTAAACGGTCTCTCTTAAAAGCAGAATCAAATAATTTTCCAGGTGCTGCGGTATATTCTGCAAACATACAAAATTTATATAAGAAAAAGTATGAAGATGATATTATTGTAGCGTCATCATCCATACCTTTTTATAATGCAAATTCTCTAAATGTAACATCTAGATCGGTCGAATTTTCTGGAACCTTTATTGGTGATGAATTTGAAATTATCCTTACCGGAGATCATGGTTTTTACACTGGAGACGCTTTATATTACACTCCAGAAATAGTAGAAGAAACATCTACTAACAGACAGACAGGAATAACAACTACTAAGTCAGTTCTTGGATCAACTTTATTTGATGGTAATGATGGTGGAGAAGGTTTATATTTTGTAGAAAGAGTTTCACCCAGAAAAATCAAACTGGCAAAAAGTAGAACTGAACTCTATAATCAAAATTATATTACACTTAACAGTTCTACTCCTGTTACAAATAACAAATTTGACTTATATGATTTTAGAAAAAGAACTTTAGAGACACAAAAACTTTATAGAAAAATATCAGAACCAATAGCAGCAGATAGTATAAGTGCGACTAGTCCAGGTTTTACTGGTATTTTAGTTAATGGTGTTGAAATTTTAAACTACAAATCAAAAGATGTAGTTAAGTATGGAGAAATTAAAAAAGTAGATGTATTAAATGGTGGTGATGGATATGATGTGATAAACCCTCCAGTCCTCAAAATTAATGATTCAGTGGGAGTTGGAGCAACTGGAACTATTTCTGTTTCTGGTGTTTTAGAAGAGATTAGATTGATAGATCCTGGATTTGACTATCAAGAAACTCCAAGAGTTACAATTACTGGTGGTAATGGTAAAGGTGCTGAGGCATCGGTCTCTCTTAAGAGCACTGAACATAAAATTTCATTTAAATCAGATCCTATAGCAGGTAGTGTTGGTTTAGGAACCACGGGAACTTTACCATCTGCTATTGGATTTGGGACATTCCATAAGTTTAAAACTGGAGAAAAAGTCCTTTATATTTCAGACAATCAAACAGTGGTTGGTGGACTCACAACTAATACTTCTTATTTCGTTTCTCAGGTTGGATTAACAACAATAAGATTGCATCCAACTCAAGCAGATGCAGTATCTGGCATCAATACGATTGTTTTATCTTCATATGGTTCTGGTATCCAATTCTTTAAATCTATTCAAAATAAGAAAATAATTGAATCCATAACGGTTATTTCAGGTGGAGAGGGATATCAAAATAATAGAAGGGCAATCTCTCCAGCAGGAATCAATACTGCATCTAATGTTTTCAATGTAATCAACCATGATTTTAATTCTGGTGAAATTATTAAATATACTTGCAATGGAACATCGCCAACTGGACTAACAACGAATACACAATATTATATCACAAAAATTAGTGATGATAGTTTTAAGTTGTCTAATGTAGGAGTAACTACTAATAAAGATAGTTTCTTTAAAACAAAAAGATACGTTGATATTTCTTCGGTAGGTGTAGGAACACATTTCTTTAATTATCCCGACATTGAAGTTTCTCTTATTGGAAGAGTTGGTTTATCATCAACTGGAAACACTAATTTTGAAGCAAAAATACAACCCATTTTTAGAGGTCAAATAACATCGGTTGACTTGACTGAAAATGGCGTTGGTTATGGTGCTTCCGAGATAATAAATTTTGAAAGACTTCCTAATATAACCTCTGGTGTAGGATCTGACGCACAATTGCGACCTATAATCAAAAATGGTTCAATAGAAGAGATTGTTGTTGAAAATAAAGGAACTGGATATTTTTCGATTCCAGATGTTTTAGTGAACGGTCAAGGGTTTGGTGCTGTGATCACTCCGGTATTAAAAACTGTTGGATCTGGATCTTCAGAAACAAAAGCAATTGATTATATCAAAGTAATTTCTGGTGGTACAGGTTATACACAAAATACAACAAGTGTATCAGTCGTATCAACAGGATCTGGAGCTCAATTCTTCCCTCTTATTCAAGAATGGAGAATTAATTTAGTTAATAGATTTTTTGAAACCGCAAAAGTAACATCTGACGATGGATTTATTGCAAGAGGTACAAATAATGCTTATGGACTACAATATGCTCACCTGTACGCTCCTAGACCCCTTAGAGAAAGTCTTAATCCTACTGACCAAGTTGGCAATGTTATATACAAAAAAAATGATATCGTTAAAGTTAATGGAATCGAGGTAGAGTCCAGTAATCACTCACCAATTATTGGATGGGCATATGATGGAAATCCAATCTATGGACCTTATGGATTTTCTGGTAAAAATGGTGGAGTTGTTACCCAGATGAAATCTGGTTATAACGAAGATTCACTTAGCAAATCTCAGAGACCTCCAGTCACTGTTTTTCCAAGAGGATACTTTGTTGAAGACTACACTTACAAAAAGATAGTTGACGAATCTGTACTTGACAAAAATAATGGAAGGTTCTGTGTAACCCCAGAATTTCCTAATGGTACATATGCATATTTTGCGACTATTGATGATTCTCTTGCTCAAGGTCAGGGTTCAGTTTTTTCTGGATATAAATTACCAACTTTCCCATATCTTGTAGGTGATTCATTTCACTCTAAGTTAGATCCTTTTAATTTAAATGCAGAATCAAATCAAGATGTGTACAAAATTGATGATTTTGATTATTGTAGAAATACTGAACCCTATAATTTGATAGATGGTGCTGTTTCATATCCATATGTCACAACACCTAATAATCTTAATCAAAAAGTTGAAGTTTTAGCAGTAACTCCAGGAAAAGTTGAAAAAATTGGTATTGAAACTGGTGGAGATGGATATAAAGTTGGTGATAAAATTAAGTTTAACAACAACAACACAAAAGGGATTGGTGCAATTGCTAAAGTTGCAACATTGAAAGGGAAACAAGTTGAAAGTGTGAGTGTTGCCACGAGCACAATTAATAATGTTGAGATTTATCCAGGATCTAAGGATCAGTATATTATTTCAGCAGATAACCCTCATAACTTTAAGAAATTTGACAATATCGTTATATCAGGATTATCAACAACATCCTCTAAAATTGCAGGATTTTATTCTGCAGGAATTTCTTCAAATAGATTAACAATAGTTGGTGTTGGCACATTATCATCAGGAATTGGTTCAGTTGGAGTAACTGGTATTGTTACATATATTAGAGTTACTGGTAATTTAGATTATCCACAAATAAAAGAAAATGATATTCTAAAAGTCGGAACTGAGCAGGTAAAAGTATTAAACGTTGATATATTAAATTCAAGAATAAGAGTTCTTAGGGGTATCAATGGTGTAGTAGGTGCATCTCACACTATTACAAGTATTCTACTCGAAGATCCAAGAAGACTTACAGTATCTGCAGGATTTAATACAACATATGCTCCTAGATTAAATAAACAAAATTATTTTAATCCATCTGAGAGCGTAGGACTCGGAACAGCAGTTGGAGTTGGTATTGGGTCTACAATTGTATTTTCCAATCCTGGTGCTGGAATCACAAGAGTTGATATTCCAACTAAAGGAATTTACATTAAAGAGCATGGACTTAAGACTGGAGATCAATTAACTTACTCTCCTGGAAATGGAAGCGGTATTGATGTTTTAAATAATGTTGGTTCAGCATCGACTCTTGTAGATGATCAAACCTTGTTTGTGGCTAAAATTTCAAATGATGTAATTGGAATTGCAACTGTTAAAGTTGGAATGGGAACTAACGGTTCTTTTGTTGGTATTGCATCAACTCATAGAAATACAAGCACGCTTTTCTTTACTGGATTTGGAACAGGTGTTTATCATAGTTTCAAAACTAATTTTTCAGTTATCACGGCAAAATTAGAAAGAAATCAAGTTACTGTACAAACCAAACAAGCACATGGTATTCAAGGTAGACATGAGGTTGATATTGATGTAAGTCCATCAATCTCCACTACTGTGACGCTTAAATATAATGATTTTAATAGAAGAGTAGTTGTAAATCCAAAAGATTTTGCTGCAGATGGTGTTAATACATCAACAAATACAATTACAATCAATAATCATGGTTATGAAACTGGCGAAAAAATTATTCATACTGCTTCGATTCCTGCGATAGGTCTTTCAAATAACGCAATTTATTACATAGTAAAAATTGATAAAAACTCATTCAAACTTTCAAATACAGAATATGAATCCAAATTAGAAAAACCACAAACTGTTGGAATTGCCAGTACTTCATCAGGAACAATTAATCCAATCAATCCAAAAATTGATGTATATAAAGAATCTACAGTTGAATTTGATTTATCAGATTCTTCACTTTCTTATAAAAATCAAGGATTGAGTTATCCTGCATTTGAGTTAAATTTCTATCTTGATGAAGACCACAATACAATCTGGAATACAAGTTTTACGAAAAAAACATTTGAAGTTACAAGAAGTGGTAGAGTTGGAATTGATACTAATGCGAAGGTTTCTCTTGCAGTCAACTCAGATATTCCCGAGCAACTTTACTACTCTTTAGATGTTATTGAAGAGAATGATGTTCCAGAGGTAAAGAGTAGTATTATTGATGATAATACTGTTACTTCATATAATCAAATTAAAGTAAGTGAAAGTAATTTCAACGGAAGATTTGCTGTCTCTGTTGGTGCCACAAATTCCTTTAACTATTTTGTTGCGAAAATTCCAGAAAAAGTATCATATGCTGGAACAACTTCCAAGTTAAATTATACAACTGATTGCACACATACTGATGGGGCTATTAATTCATTCTCAATTATTGATGGTGGAACAAATTATTATTCTGTTCCTGGTATTTCAACAATAGTAGGAGTCGGCACAACTGATACAGGATCTGGAGCAATTATATCAGTTGAGAGTGAATCCATAGGGAAAATAAAAACAACTAAGATTCTTAACATTGGATTTGATTTTCCATCAGACCCAACACTAAAACCAAGCACAAACATACCTCAAGTTGTCACTATAGAGTCATTAAACTCTCTTGCATCCGTCGGTATTGTATCTGCGGGTAGGGGTTATACTGTCGCACCAAAACCAGTTGTCATAGATGCGGTTACTAAAAAACACATAAAAGACGCTGATCTTGTTTATAGTTTAGGTGATACAAACGTAAAGATACTTAATAATGCTAGAGGAATTAGTAATGTAAATCCGATCATTCGCCCCAGTCAAAATAGTAATGGAATTGGTATTGGAACTGTTGGATTCAATACTGTTACTCAAAATGTCACTGTTGGTCTTAATACTGGATTTAGCACTGGAGACACTTTCCCACTAAGAGTCGGAGATAAGGTTCTTGTTGAAGGTATTAGTATTGGTATTGGATCAACTGGACTTGGTTACAATTCCGAGGGTTTTGACTACAAATTATTTGAAATTACAGAGGTTGATGAAAACATTGGAGGAATTGGATCTGTAACTTACAGCATGTCAGGTAATCTTCCAAGTGGAATTTTATCACCAGGACTATATGATGCTCCCAACTCTGTTGGTGCAAGAATTATTCCAGAAAGATATTTCCCATCATTTACTTCTATTCTTAGGCAAAATGAATTCTTTAATGGTGAAATTGTAAAGAGTGATTCTGCAGAGGGTATAGTTAACTTCTGGGACAAAAAAACAAATACATTAAGAATTGAGTCAAAGCAAGTTTTTGTTGAAAATGAAGTTATTAGAGGATCTGCTTCAAGAACAGAAGGAATAGCATTATCTGTTAGATCATATGAGTCTTATCTCAAGATGGGTGCTATATCTAAAACTTTGAGGGGTCATCAAGACGACTCTGGATTCTTGAATACAAATATGCAGAGACTTCAAGATAGTGATTACTATCAAACATTTGCATATTCATTAAGTTCAAGAGTTCCTCTTGAAACTTGGAATGATGTTGTTTCATCTACAAATCACACACTCGGATATAAAAAGTTTGCTGATTATCAACTTGAGTCAGTTACTAGCGTAAGTGTTGGAATTTCTACTGATCAAACTGTGATTGATCAAGTTATTGATGCAGTTGGTTTTGCAGATTTAAATTGTGTATATGATTTTGATGTAGTAAGTGAAAACTTCTTAAATGTTGGAGATAAAGTATTATCTACAGAAATTAGATTTACTAGTAGAATTCTTCAAGATTTCCTTGAATCTGTTGGAAATAGAGTTCTTTCAATTGATGACTTGAGTTCTCAATTTAATAGTGATCCTAGACCAACTGCTTTCAGTGTAATTAATACTTTTGCTCTTGCATCAAGAAGAGCAATGAAGTATATCACATATGTTAGAGACACTAGATTTACTGCCCAAAGGCAGTTAATGATTGTTGATCTTATTCATGATGGTGCCCGTGGTTACATCAATCAATACGGAAGAGTTGAAAGCACTTATGATCAAGGATCATTTGACTTCACTGTTTCTGGAACGGATGGACAACTGCAGTTCTTCCCAACCAAGTTTAAGGTTAATGATTATCAAATTGCTGCCATCTCATATAATCTAGATGATAATTTATTGAGCACTGGAATCACTGCAATCGGACCATCTATCATTGAAACAGATAGTGTAACAATTGGTTCGGGAATTGGAGCAACAACTATTGTTAGTATTGCTAGTACTCATAATTCAGTTAAGGTATTAGTTGAAATTACGCCCGATATTAGCACTACTGAATTTGAATATAATAATTTAAATATTGTTCATAATGGAACTGATGTAGAGTTGCTTGAATATGGTCAATTAACCACGACAGGTAGTAATGATGATGCTGATGTTGGTCTTGGAACTTATAGTGCTTTAATCAATGGATCAAATCTTGAAGTTATATTCCATCCCAACTCTGGTGTTGGAATAGGAACAACTGGTGTAGTTAATACAATTCAAGTTGGTTTAGCAACCGCTGGTATTACTGGTATTGGGACTCATAATATGAAACATGCCAGAATTGAGTCAAGAACCACCAGCATCTCCTCTTCAGGAACTCCTGGTATTCATACTGTTGCTTCTTATCCAGATACTTACGATGTAGCATACTTTGTTGCTCAAGTTGCGGATACATCAAATAATCAGTATATGATGACTGAAATTATTGCAGTTGATGATTTTACTGATGATGGGACTACTCCAGAAACCTATGATACTGAATTTGGAGAAGTTGGAACTTCTGTAGGTCTTGGAACATTTGGTACAAGAGTTTCTGCTGCTGGAACAACTGAATTAACATTCACACCAGCAGCTAGTATTAACACTGTCGTGAACGTCTATATGAATGCGTTGAGACATCAAGATGATGGCAAAGACGAAATTGATTTTAATAATGCTGTTATTGAATCGGGATTTGCGACATATGAAGGAACCGAAAGAGACATTAAGAGAGCGTTTGAATTAACACACGAAACCACTCCAATTTTTGAAAGATCATTTGAGGGAAATGATTCAAGTATTATTGACTTGACCACAAATACTATTACTCTTCCAAATCACTTCTTTGTCACGGGTGAAAAGATTGAATATAATCACGCTGGTGCTGGATCAACCATGGCAATTGGTATTTCTAGCACTTCATTCGTTGGTATTGGAACTACAACTTCACTCCCAGGCGATTTGTTTGTAGTCAAGGTAACTGATGATAAAATTAAAATTGCATCTAGTGCTGAAAATGCATTAAAACCAGTTCCTGAAGCAATTAACTTGACAAGTGTAGGAATAGGAACATCGCATAGATTTGTTGCTACAAATAAAAATGCCAAAGGGTTAATTGCAATTGACAATATAATTCAATCTCCCATCGTTTCTACTGCAGTTACTACGACACTTGCTGTTAAATTAACAACCACTGATGATAGTCTTAGGTTGACAGGAATTACTTCAATTTCTGGTAGTGATTTAATTAAAATTGGCAATGAAATTATAAGAGTTGATGGTGTTGGTATTGGACAAACAAATAACTTAATTGTAAGAAGAGGATGGTTAGGAACAGGTGTTGGTGCTGCAGTTACGGGAGCTTTAGTAACAAAAGTCATCGGTAATTATAACATTGTAAATAATGTATTAAATTTTGTAGATGCTCCATTTGGTAATAAACCACTGGGTGCTGATACTAATCCACCAGACGAAAGAGATTGGACCGGCATAACAACCAGTTCTAGTTTCCAAGGAAGAATATTCCTTAGAAGCGGTGTTGTGAATGACTCAAATGATGCATATCACGAAAATTATGTTTTTGATGATTTATCTCAAGAATTTAACGGATCTAAAAAAGAGTTTACTCTTAAATCTAATGGTTCTAATGTTACTGGAATTGCAACTGAAAATGCTATCATTCTTGTAAATGATACCTTCCAAACTCCTGGTGGAATAACAGGTGTAATTGCTCCTGCGGATCAACTCGAACAATACACACTATCAGAAAATGCAGGAATTACCTCAATTTCATTTGTAGGATCTGCAGTCTCAACTACAGCGGATGTAAGAACTTCTAACGTTCCTGTTGGGGGAATAATTGTTTCAGTTTCTTCTACTGAAGGATTTGGTTATCAACCTCTTGTTGCTGCTGGTGCAACTGCCACAGTTTCTGTTGCCGGAACAATTCAATCAATAAGTATTGGAAATAGTGGTTCAGGATATAGGGCAGGAATTCAAACCACTGTAAATGTAGGAGTTGCTACTACCTCTCTCAGTGGATTTAATAAATTTAATATTGGAACCGCCACGATAAGTGGTGGAAATATCGTAAGTATTGCAATTACAAATCCAGGAACTGGTTATACATCAACTAATCCACCTCTGGTGATTATTGATGATCCACTAAGTTACAGCAACATTCCATTAATTTATAGTTCAAGTTCTGCTGGTGTAGGAACCGGTGCTAAAATTGATATAGTAGTTGGTCAAGGATCAAGTGTAATTGATTTTACGATCAAAAATACAGGATATGGTTATGGTAATAACCAATCATTGACTGTTGCTATTGGTGGCACAATTGGCATTCCTACTGACACAAGTAAAACACTAAATGAATTTAAGATTGATATTGCAGAGATAGTAAGTGATGAATTTACTGGATGGTCAGTTGGTGAGTTACAGGTCATTGATAATATTGAAAAATTCATCAATGGAAGTAGAACTAACTTCCCAATTGAAGTTGATGGAGTCGTTACTTCAATTGTTGCAGGTAAAGGATCCAAAGTAAATGTTCAAGATGTAATTATCGTCTTTGTAAATAATATTCTTCAGGTTCCCGGTAAAGGTTACATATTTGAAGGTGGTTCTCAAATTGAGTTTACAGAAGCTCCTAAGATCGGTGACACTGTTGAAATTATTTTCTACAAAGGAACCGGTTCTCAAGACGTTGTGTTGAGAGAGATTATTGAAACTGTTAAAGAGGGTGATACACTTCAAATTCAAAATAATGATATATTTACGAATGAAGAAGTAAGATCTGTTAATTTTGTATCTGGAACTGATGTTGCAGAAACAAATCCTTATCGTGGTCCTGGTAACGTTCAAAATACTGCTTTACTTAGACCTGTTGTTTGGTGTAGACAAATTGAGGACAAAATTATCAACGAAAAAGAAGTTGGTAAAAATAGGGAACTCTATGAACCAGTAGTTAACCCAACGGCACATATCATTAAAACAGTTGGAGTTGGTGCTACTCAAATTTTCGTTGATACACTTAGACCTCTATTTAATATTCGCAATGAAATTACTGATAAGGTAAATCTGACTTTCCAAAATAAAGTTAAATTTATTCCACAAGATGACAAAGTTTCTGCTGCTGGAACTGCGATTGTTTCAACTGCAGGAACAATTACCTCTGTTGCTATTTCCACTGGTGGTGTTGGATACTCAGATGCATTAGTAAGTTTTGGTAGCACAAATGGAGTTGGCATAGGAACTACAACAACTGCTCTTGGTACAGTTACAATTGGTGCGGCAGGCACTATTACAGGTGTTGCGATCACTAATCCTGGTCTTGGTTATACTCAAACTAATCCACCTCTTGTTCTGTTTAGTCCTCCTACAAGAGGGGTAGAGGAAAATGAAGTTAATTCTTATAATGGCGACAATGGAGTAATTGTTGGATTTGGTACTACCTCTGTAGGAATTGGAACAACTCAGTTCATCTTTGATTTACACATTCCACTTGATTCTTTCCTAAGAAATGTTGGATATAATACTGATATTGTTGCAACAGCAGTGACTGCAAGTTCACTAAGTTCTGGCGATTACTTCATGGTATTTAATTCAAATGTAGGATCTTCTTCAACATCTATTACTTCACTCGATACCTCTGGTAATACAGTGGGGATTGGAACTTCTAATATTGATAATATATACTTTGTTCAAAGTGCTGAAACTGTATATCGACCAACGGGAGTTAACTCTGAGGGAGTGGGAATTGGTACATCTCACATTACTAGAGTCTTTGTTAATGTTAATAATAACTTCCCATATGGTTCGGGCATTCAAACGTCTAATTCATTCGGTGAATTTAGTTGGGGAAGAATTGATCTTAAGTCAAGGTCTAAAGTGACTTCCTATAATGCGTTTACTACTGGTGGTATTGGTGGTATATCTACCTCTACATTCGTTCAAAGGTCCAAATCACTAAGATTTAAAGATTATGATATTTGAACTAATAAATAAAGAAAAAAACTGTGTGTAATGGCTGCAATTATAACTGATCAAATTAGAATATTAAATGCAAAGAATTTTGTTGCAGGTGTAACTACCTCTACCAATGCATATTATTCTTTCATTGGATTAACGAACGCAACTGATTACAGTTCAACATGGGATCAAGATCCTCCTTCACCAAAAGATAGTTTTGATGAGGAGAATCAGTATTGGGATTCAATGGTTGCTCTAAAGAAGATAAACTCATCTGATGTAAGACAGGTTGTTTCAAAAATAAACTGGTCTTCAGGAACAACCTATGACATGTATCGTCACGATTATAGTAGAACAAAAACTGCTGCTGTAAGCGGTGCCACTAATTTGTATGCTGCATCATATTTTGTAATTAATAGTGATTTTAGAGTTTATATCTGCATACAAAATGGTACTACTCCTGATACACCAAATGGAGCACCATCTCTTGATGAACCAACACATATTGATTTAGAACCAAGAGCGGCAGGAACAAGTGGGGATGGTTATCTTTGGAAATATCTTTATTCTATCAAACCAAGTGATATTGTGAAATTTGAAGCAACTGCTTTTATGCCAGTTCCTTTAAATTGGGAAACAACCACTGAAAACGCACTTGTAAGGGATAATGCAGTTGATGGATCAATCAAAGTGGCTACCATTACTGATAGGGGAGCAGGTGTTGGACCTGCTGGTGCTACTCGATATGCTAACGTTCCAATAAAAGGTGATGGAACTGGTGCAGAATGCACTATTGTTACCACCAATGATCAAAGAGTTGACTCAATAACAATAACCAACCAAGGTTCTGGATATACCTTTGGTAATGTGGATTTAGCAGCAGGAAACGTTCCGAGTGGAACAACAAGACCTACTTTTGATGTAATTATTTCTCCTCAGGGAGGACATGGTAAGGATATCTATAGAGAATTGGGAGCAACTAATGTTCTTCTTTATTCTAGAATTGAAAATGATAATGAAAACCCTGATTTTATTACTGGAAATCAAATTGCAAGAGTTGGTCTTGTAGAAAATCCAAAAACTACTTCAAACACTTTACTATCTGCTGATAAAGCAAGTGCCGTTGGTGCTTTGAGATTGGCAGGAGCAGGATATAGTTCTGCTGCTTTTTCTGCCGATTCTTATTTTACTCAAACTGTATCTACAGGGACAACTGCTCAAGGAAGAGTAATTAGTTATAACCAAACAACGGGTGTTTTGAAGTATTGGCAAGATAGAACAGTTGCTGGATTTAATACAGTTGGAACTGCTCAAACTACACCAACTTATGGATTTGATTTAACAGAGTTTACTTCTGCTCCTGCCACAGGTGGTAGTTTGATAATCACTCCAACAACAGGTGTTGATTTACAAATTGACTCAAACTTTAGTGGTATCCAAACCACAATAAATAGTAGGACATATAATCTTGGTCTTACTTTTACGGATGGTATTGCACCTGCAGAAGTGAAAAAATATGCAGGAAACATTGTTTATGTTGATAATAGACCATCCATAACAAGGTCATCTAACCAAAAAGAAGATATCAAAATTGTTTTGCAGTTCTAAAGAATTATGCCACAGCAGACGAACCTCAACGTAGCACCATATTTTGATGACTTTGATCCATCTAATGATTACCATAAGGTGCTGTTTAAACCTGGATATGCTGTCCAGGCTAGGGAATTAACATCTCTCCAATCGATTCTGCAGAATCAAATCGAAAGATTTGGTCAGCACTTCTTTAAAGAAGGTGAAAAAGTTATACCGGGAAATACTGGGTATAATAGAATTCACAACTGTGTTCAATTAGTGAACACATTTCAAGGAGTTCCAGTCTCTGCATATGCTGAACAGTTAGAAGGAACTCAAATTACGGGTTTGACTTCCGGTGTAACGGCATATGTTGATTCGGTTCTTCTTCCTGAAGACTCTGAAAGAGGAAACCTCACTCTCTATATTAACTATTTAAACTCAAGCACAGCAAACAATTCAACTGAAGTGTTTAGTGATGCTGAAGAACTTGCTTGTAGCGAAGTAATTTCCTCAGGTCTTTTAGGAAACAGTACAATTAGTGCTGGAGCTCCATTTGGTTCTACCATATCAAATGATGCTGGACAGACTGGTTCTTCATTTCAAATTCAAAATGGAGTTTACTTTATAAGAGGAAATTTTGTAAATGTTGACAAAGAAACTTTAATCCTTGATCAATATGGAACAACTCCAAGTTATAGAATTGGTCTTTTTGTAAATGAAGAAATAATTACTGCAGATTTAGACGAAACTCTCAACGATAATTCTCAAGGATTTAATAACTATGCTGCACCCGGTGCAGATAGACTTAAAATTAGCACCTCTCTTATTAAGAAGTCTCTTGACGATTTAGATGATGGATCTTTTGTTGAATTAGGAGTTGTAGTAAACGGAGTTTTACGAACAAAAACTAAAAAAACAGGTCTTGGTAATGGTGTTGGTTATAATGATATTACTGATGTTCTAGCGAGAAGGACATTTGCTGAATCTGGTGATTATTATGTAACTCCTTTTGATATTACTATGAAGGAGTCTCTGAATAATAATAGAGGAAATGGTGGCGTATATAATGCAGGTCAATTTACGTATGGTGGTTCTGCACCTTCTGACGATCTTGCATTGTATAGAGTCTCTGCTGGTAGAGCATTTGTAAGAGGATATGACATTGAAACTTTAGATGCAACTTATCTTGATGTCGATAAACCAAGAACCACCAAGACAATTGAAGATCAGTCTGTAATTTATAATACTGGACCAACTCTAAAACTTGATAATGTTCATAGAACACCTTCTGTTGGTATTGGTAGCACCTACGTTCTGAGTCTCAGAGATCAACGAGTAGGAACAAGTGCAGAAACTGCTCCTGGTAATGAGATTGGTTTAGCAAGAGTTTACGATTTTAGAATTGAATCTGGCGCATATGATATTGCAAATGCTGATTTAAATCAGTGGGGTCTATCTCTATATGATGTTCAATCATTTACTACACTGACATTAAATCAAGCGACCAGTCTCTCCGTCCCTACATTCGTTAAGGGACAAAGAAGTGGTGCAACTGCGTTTATTAGATCAGCAGTTTCTAATAGTAAAACAGTTACCTTGTACGAAACTCAGGGCGAGTTTGTTGATAATGAACCACTTTTCTTTGATGGTATACTAAATGGTAGAATTGCTATTGCTGCCACCTCTCATGGTATCGGTGATGTAAAGTCTGTTTTTGGAACCACAGATGGTACAACTGGAATTCACACATTTAGTGCTGATACCGTTCAGTCAGTTGCTCTTAATGTTGGTGTTGCAAGAATTACTCCAAGAGACCAAGGTGGAATTAGTACAGTAACTAGCACTAATCCTTTGTTTCCAGGAACAACAATTAAAACAAACAGTTTAATTCAATATAGTGATCTTGCATCAGTTGTAGGTGATGATAATGATCCTATCGCAGGAAGAATTGTAAGCGTCGGTTCCTCTCATGTCGAATTTGTAGGTGTCACCACTGTTACTGGAATTGTTGGCGGCAAATTGCCAACTGCAATTACCAGTGTATCTGATTTTAAAGTATTAACCACACCGCTTGATCCGTCAACTGATAATTCATTATTTACTAAACTTCCAAAAGAAAACATTGATAGTGTAAATCTCACTGATGCTATTCTAACTGTTAGAAAAATATTTAGTGTAAATATTGCAAGTAATAAATTATCCAGCACAATTACTGCTGAAGATAATGAAGTATTTTTACCATTTACTCCTACTAGATATTCTCTTATTAGAGAAGATGGAACCACTGAAGAATTAACTGCGGATAAATTCACTATTACTTCACCTGGAGGAAAAAGTACTCTTCAGATAAATGGTCTTGGATCTAACGATACTGGATCTACTCTGATTGCGACTATTAGAAAGAGAAAACCAAAAGCGAAAGTAAAGGTAAGAAACAGAGTTCAATCAATTATTGTTGATAAATCCAAAAATGTTGGTTCTGGTATTGGAACCACAACATTGAACGATGGTCTTACATACGGAAACTATCCTTTTGGAACAAGAGTTCAGGATGAAACAATTTCACTTAATGCTCCTGATGTAATTGAGATTCACGGTATCTTTGAATCTGCTGACACATCCACTCCTTCTTCACCTACACTTACTTTACAATCAATCACAAGTGCTTCAGCCACTATTGAAGAGTTTACTATTGGAGAATCTATTGTAGGACAAGATTCTGGTGCTGTTGCAATTATTTCTGAAAAAACCTCTATTGCAGATTCAAAAATCGCTATTCTTTACAAAAATGATATTTTGTTTAGAGAGGGTGAAACTATTATTTCATCTGAAACAAATGTAAATGCAGTTGTAAATGCAGCAGATGCATCAAGTTTTGATGTATCTACTAACTTTATCTTTAACAATGGTCAAGAACAAACATTCTATGATTATGGGTCAATTAAGAGAAAATCGGATTCATCAGAACCTACTAGAAAGTTAAGAGTATACTATAAGAGCGCATCATATGAAAGCACTGACGATGGTGATATCACCACAGTTGGATCATATGATAACTTTGATTACTCAAGTGAAATTGGTATAGTTGGAAGTTCTGGTAACTCTGATATTATTGATATTAGACCAAGAGTAAGTTCAATAGCAAGTGTTTCTGAAGGAGATAGATCTCCTCTTGAATTCTTAGGAAGAATATTTACTGGATCTGGAGACTCAGCTAAAAATATTTTAGCATCAGATGAATCACTATTCATTGATTTCTCTTATTATCAGGGAAGAATTGATAGAATTTTTCTGACAAGAGATGGTAAGTTCCAAGTCAAGTATGGTATTCCCTCAGATAGACCAGAACCACCTCTTGTAGTTGATGATGCGATTGAAATTTGCAGCGTCACTTTACCACCATATCTTTATGACACAGTACAAGCTTCGTTGAAGTTTAATACTCATAAGAGATATCGTATGCAGGATATCTACAAACTTGAAGATAGAATCAAAAATCTTGAATATTACACGTCTCTTTCGATGCTTGAGACCAATACTGCTAATTTGTTTGTTCCCGATGCAGATGGTTTAAATAGATTTAAGTCTGGTTTCTTTGTTGATAATTTTACTTCATTCAAACCACAAGAAGAAGGACTTCAGATCAAGAACAGTATTGATGCTGAGAAAAAAGAGTTTAGACCAACTCATTACACCAACTCTGTTGACTTAATTCAAGGTCCTGTTGTTAATAATGACACAACTGCAGATCTTAATTTTGCTCCCATCGAAGGAAATAATGTTAGAAAACAAAGTGATGTCATCACTCTTGACTATGCTGAAGTTGAGTGGTTAAAGCAATCATTTGCTACAAGAACTGAAAGTGTCACACCTTTCTTAATTAGTTTCTGGAAAGGTTCTATGGAACTCACACCAGCATCTGATACATGGGTTGACACCGCAAGAATGAAGGCAAAGATCATCGATGTTGAAGGTGATTTTGCATCAACTCTTGAGTTGCTTGCAAGAACAGAAAATGTTGATCGCCAAACAGGAATGGCACCCATGGTTTGGAACGCCTGGGAAACTAACTGGACAGGAACCACAGTAACAAACACTACACGTAGAAGAGAAACAAATTCCAGTTCTACTTTTGGTATGGGTGGTTGGATTAACAACTTTAGTGGTGGTTTTGGTAACCCTGCACGTCGAATCAGAAGAACAGACACTAGAGTTGTTGAAGATGCACTTCAAACTACAGTTGAGACTGGTGTTATGTCCAGATCTGGTACAAGAACAGTAGTCACTGAACAGTTTGATAGAGAGTCTGTTGGTGATAGAGTTGTCAGCAGAGATATTGTTCCATTCATGAGATCTAGAAACATTGAATTTGTTTCTAAGAGAATGAAACCTCTCACTAGAATGTATGCATTCTTTGATGGAGAGGATGTCACAAGATTCTGTGTTCCAAAACTTCTTGAAATTAGTATGGTTTCTGGAACATTTACGGTTGGTGAGACTGTAACTGGAAGAATAAACAGAACCGGTTTAGATCAAGACACTGGCAACACTTCAGCAAACATTACATTTAGAGTTGCTCAGTCAAATCACAGAGAAGGTCCTTATGATGTACCAACAGCGACGTTTACGGAGGATCCATATAATAATACACCACTCTCTGGGTCATACTCATCTACATCAGAAATTTTGAATGTTGACACTTTCTCTCTTTCCGCTGAAGCACAAGGTGAGTTCTTTGGATTTGTAGCACCAGGAATGGTTCTCACAGGAGGATCAAGTGGAGCACAAGCAACAATCAAAGATGTTAGATTACTCTCTGACCTTGCTGCTAATTTGACTGGAAGTTTCTTTATTCCAGATCCAAATTCCTCAGCATTCCCTGAATTTGAAACTGGTTCAAAAAACTTTACTCTTATTAATGATCCAGATAATAATCAGGATCTCTGCAATACGATATCGGAAGAAACTTACACCGCTTCAGGAACTCTTGAAACCATTCAAGAAAATATTCTTTCTATTAGAAATGCAAGAGTTGAGCGTAGACAACAGTTTCAAGAAAGAAATGTTAATCGCGATCTAGGCACACAAGTTGTTGGTTCAAGAAATGTTAGTGGTTCAGTAAGAGAGGAAATTATTGGATGGTATGATCCTTTAGCACAATCCTTCCTTGTGGAAGATGATACAGGTATTTTCTTAACTAAATGTGATATCTTCTTTGCAACTAAAGATGACATGAATATTCCTGTTGTCTTCCAGTTAAGAACAATGGAAAATGGTCTTCCAACTCAAAAGATTATTCCTTTCTCCGAGATTGTTATTGGTCCTGAAGATATAACAACTTCTGCTGATGGTTCTGTAGCAACTACAGTTGAATTTAAAGCACCTGTGTATCTTGAAGGTGGAAATACTGAATACGCCATATGTCTTGCATCTAACTCTACAAAATATAGTGTATACATCTCTCGTATTGGTGAAAACGATCTTCTTTCCGATACGTTTATTTCAAACCAACCATATCTTGGATCTCTATTTAAATCTCAAAACGCATCAACGTGGGAACCAAGTCAGTGGGAAGATCTTAAGTTTACTCTTTATAGAGCAGACTTTATCGAGAGTGGTTCTGTTGAATTCTATAGTCCTGAACTGACTAAAGGCAATGGAATGATTCCAAGACTGATGCCAGATTCACTTGTTCTGAACTCTAAAAAAATTAGAGTTGGACTTGGAACTACAACAGGTGATACTGGATATGAAGTTGGTAATACGTTCTTCCAGTTAGGAACTCAGGCAAGTGGTGATTTGGTTGGGGTTGCGGCAAAAGCAACTACAATTACAGTCTCTAATCCTGGAATTGGATACACTCCTTCTACAGGATCTAGATCCTTTAATAGTGTTAATTTAGTTACTTTAAGTGGTAATGGAAGAGGCGCAGTAGCAGATGTGTTTGTAAATGCTGGAGCAATTGGAGTTGCAACAATTACAAACGGTGGTTCTGGTTATCAAGTAGGTGACGTAGTTGGTATTTCTACGATTGGTATTGCAACCGTTGGTAGAAATTCAAGACTAACAATTACTGGAATTGGAATGACAAGTGAACTTGTCTTTGAAAATGTTCAGGGTGAGTTTGTAACAGGCATTGGCAACACCTTAATGTATGTAAATAGCGCAGGGGTTACCACTCAGTTTAACTTTAAAGATGCTGTGGGTGTTGGAAATACAATTTCTAATATTATCACTGATGCCGATGGTTTGCATATTAAGGTAAATCATAAAAATCATGGTATGTATTTCACTGATAATAGAGTTGCTATTAGTGATGTTCAACCTGATATTAAACCAACAAAACTTTCTGCAGAATTTTCTATTGGTTCTACTGGTGAAATTTCTGTTAATGCTGGAACTAATTTTGGAACTTTTGAAAATGTTGGTGTTGGAACAACAAATGTTGGATTCTTAAAGATTGGTAATGAGATTATTGAATACACCAATGTAACTGGAAATGTTATTGGTGGAACTATTACTAGAGGAAATAATCAATCTAACTATCCAGTTGGAACACCTGTATTTAAATATGAACTAGGTGGAGTTAATTTACATAGAGTCAACAAAACTCATAACTTAAACGATGTGACAGTGGATAATCCAATTACGTTTGATTCATATAATGTAAAACTTGATATGTCAGAAACCTTTAATACAGGAACTGGTACAAGTGCAGATGACAGAAGTAATGATGTCGGTCTTCCTAAGTTGTTTATGAATAAAACAAAAACTGCTGGTGGATATGACATTAGAGCATCTCAAAATATGCCATTTGAAATTCTTACACCAATCATTCAAAATGTAACAGTGCGTGGCACCTCACTTAATGCTGAGGTAAGAACAATATCAAGTCAAAGTATAAATGGAAATGAAATTCCATTTATTGATGAAGGATTTACTGACCTCAATATTAATACACCTAATTATTTTGAATCTCCAAGAATGATTTCGTCTAAGGTTAATGAGACTGCAAAACTTGACAATATTCCTGGAAATAAATCCTTGAATATGAGAATGTTCCTTGGAACAGTTGATACAAGAGTAAGTCCAGTGATTGACGCACAAAGAGTTTCTGTTATTACAACATCAAATAGAGTTAATAGTGCAATTACTAACTATGCAACTGATTCAAGAGTAAATACTCTTAGAGAAGATCCTACAGCATGTCAATACATTTCTAAAGAAGTTGTATTGGAGAATCCTGCGTCTTCACTTAAGATTCTTGTTTCTGCTCATGTTAATGCACTATCCGATATTAGAGCATTATACGCTATCAGTGATAAGCAAGGATTTGATCCTATCTTCCAACTGTTCCCTGGTTATGATAATTTAAACACTAGAGGTCAAGTAATTGATTCAAGTTTGAGTGATGGTCAATCAGATACTAAAATGATCAAATCTAATAACTATAATTTTGATAGTTTAAATCTTGATTATAAAGAAATGACATTTACTATCGATCAATTACCTGCATTTAGATCGTATAGAATTAAACTTCTCCTTACATCTACAAGTCAGGTATATGTTCCTAGAGTTAAGGATCTCAGAGTTATTGCACTTGCATAATGGAAAAGTATACAGTTGAGGGTCACTCCGATTTAGCGAGAGACCCTAATAATGGATCTATCATTAATGTAAATAAAACTGAATATAATCAATATCTTGCGAGACGTGAAGTGAAAAGCGAAAAGACTCAAAAAGTACAGAACATTGAAGATGAACTTGCTAACATGAAAGGTGACATTGACGAAATCAAATCATTACTAAAGGAGTTATTACATGGATCCAGATAGCATTGAACTAAGCAATCTGTCAAAACAATTTGCTTACACTAAATTAGCATCACAGATAGATAGTTGTGATGATCGTGAAGAACTTAGAAATATTGCAAAATCTTTTGCAAAATTATATTATAAACAACAAGAAACAATGTCGGTAATAGGTATCCCTAATGGCTAGTAATAACATTACTTTTGATCCAGATTCTGGAATTCCTTATGGTGCTAATTTGAGTATCTACACTGGCGGAGACTTTAAAGCAAAATTTAATGTATTAAATACAGCAAATTCAGCATTTAACTTAAGTGGATATTCTGGGTCTGCTCAAATAAGAAAGAGCACTTCTATAGGGTCTACGACTGTACCTGCTGCAACTCTTACAGTTGGAATCACTAGTGCCTTAGGTGGTGTTATGGAAGTTTCTATGGGGTCCACAGATACAAGGAACCTCGCTGAGGGAAGATATATGTATGATGTGCTCGTAAGTTCTGGAGCAACTTACTATAATATCGTAAATGGAAATGTATATGTTTATCAGGGTATTTCCTCTGCCCCATAAATAATTAAAAAGTAGTGAATAGATGGCACAACCTGCAAGTAGGACAGACCTCATAAACTATTGTAAAAGACAGTTGGGTGCTCCTGTCTTAGAAATTAACGTCGCTGATGAGCAAGTTGATGACTTAGTTGATGATGCACTACAGTATTTTCATGAACGACACTTTGATGGTGTAGAATCAACATATTTAAAATATAAAATTACTCAAGCAGATATAGATAG